CCGAATACAAGGGCACCTCCCGGACGCGGTTTCTTGGCAGCGAGGACTCACGGATGTCTCGTTTAGTCGAGGGGTTGCGGACCTCACCAACGGACCCCCTGGTAGCTCACCCCGATTCCGTGGAGATCCTGATGGGGTTCCCGCCTGGGTGGACCGCTTGAAGGCGCTGGGCAATGCCGTGGTGCCTCAGGTGGCGATGGTGCCGCTGGCTCGGGTGCTTGAGCTGGCCGGTTCCATGGGGGGCCGGTGATGTTCACCCCCACCTGCAAGCCGAGCCCCATCCCCGGCATCTACCAGCACACCAGCGGCACCATGATCCGCCGCACCGTTGCCGACGTGGTGGCCAGCCTCTACCCGGATCAGCGCATCAGCCAGCCGAACGGCAGCATTCGCCGCGCCTTCGCTCGCATGGCCCGCCAGAGGGCCGCAGGAGAGCCTGTGGTGGCTTCTGACTGGGGGAACGTCCCGATTAACCGCACCATCTCGCACCTGACCTCCTGGAGCCTCTGGGGGGAGCTTCAGATCATTGCGGCGCCGATCCACCTAGCAGACCACCGCCTCCGGGTGGCCACCACCGCAGACCTACTGCTCCGCTTCCCTGATGGCGCCCTGGGCATCGCCCTGCTGATCACCGGAGCCGAGCCCGCAGTCACCCCCGAGCCCTGGCTTGCTGCCCTAGGCGGGGCCTTGGTGATGGCCTCCGATCAGCTCCGCACTGCAATCGAGCGCCCCCTGCTGATCTGGGCCAGCCCCCTTGGCGTCTCAACCACCGAGCACGACCCGGACGAATGCACCGTGCCATGGGTCACCGGGCTGGAAACCGTCGCCTGGCTCGATGCGTTACAGAACCGCAACGCAGGCTTTACGAAAGCGCAGCCAACGGCTTAGAGTTGCGGAACGGCAGCAGCCGCACCACCACAACCGACCGCACCACCATGGACATCGCCGACATTGCTAGGCACCTCTCGCTGGAGCCCCACGACGACGACTTCGACGACGACCTGACCCCAGCCGAGCGGTTCAGCCGTGCCCAACTCCGAGCTGAGTACGAAGCCTGGCGCAGCGACAATCCGTTCTCGGATATTCTCGACTGGAGCCTGCACCTCCTCAAGAGCAGCCGTGTTTTAGAGGTGGCAGCGTGAGCACCCAGCATGAAGAGTTCCCAGAACTGACACAGCCAGCTCAAGCCGCGTATCGAGCTGGCTGCCAAGCGGGTCAATACTCTCCAACCCCACTAACAATAGCTAGTCGCAAATATCTTGCCGCGTTTCTGCGGGAGGCGCTAGGTCAAGCGGGGGTTTCTTCGGCTATCACATGGAGCGATCGGTCAATTATTGGCACGCTCTTTGCCATTGCCAACAACTTCCACAGCCCCCCGCCGCCCCCGCCAACCCTGGCCGAAGCTCGGGCCGCTGACATGGACACGCCAGCGGGCCGTGACGTAGTTCGCGCCTTCCTGGTGTCCCTGGGGGAGGGGGAGCCATGAGCACAACAAAAGAGCGGCCGATCCTGTTCAAAGCTGAGATGGTCCGCGCCATCTTGGAGGGCCGGAAAACGCAGACGCGGCGGATCGTTAAGTTGCCCGACTTACAGTCTTGGCAACTAACTTCAGGTGTTAAAGACTGGCATTTTATCGAATGCAACTATTCTGTAGAGAACCGCAACGATTTTATTGCAGGTTTCTCAGACAAAAGAGGCACCATAGAGATCGTCAAATGTCCCTACGGCAAGCCTGCGGATCCTGGTTTTGATCGACCTGCAGATCGTCTGTGGGTGCGGGAAGCTCACTGCATTGAAAGCAGCAGAGAGGTCGCCTACGAGCCGCCGTTCAGCGATGGCCGCCCAATTCGGCATCACAACGATGAACACTGGGGCCCGTGGTGGCAGCAACCGCACTACCGGGCCACGGACCCAGCTCCAGAGCTGGAAATTGGCACAGGTGAGCCAGGTGTCAAATGGACCCCCTCGATCTTCATGCCCCGCTGGGCCAGCCGCATCACCCTAGAGATCACCGCCGTTCGGGTGGAGCGGCTGCAAAGCATCAGCGAAGCGGATGCACGGGCGGAAGGGGTCAGGCTCTCCCAGCGGGCCGTGTCGCCATCCAAGGCTCAAAGCTTTTGGTGGGACTATTTAAGATCAGAGCCCAGTTGCCCGTGGGCGCGAGAAAGTTTTGGGACGCTCTGGGAATCAATCAACGGCCCCGATGGCCCCGGATCATGGGATGCCAACCCGTGGGTGTGGGTTGTGGAGTTTCGGAGGGTGCAGCCATGAACATTCCCGCCGACCTTCAGCGCTTTGCCGACTTCATGGCCACCCACTCCTCCCCCGAGAGTTGCATAGCTGGGCGCCGTTACATGGTGCCGTGCATCAGCCATCCCAGACTAAGCCGCAAGCTCCTTGGCTGGGGAAAGTGGATCCCTTTGATTGGGCCTTTACATGAAGATCAAGAGCACGTTGGATTCAAGCCTTGGCATATTCACGTCGATACAAGGTTCATTACATTAAACAGTCAAGACTTTTGCAGTAGAAGCCGCGCACTAGCGCAGCCTGTATGCTTCTCGGATGGCGGTACGTGGGTTGGGGCACATGATGATCTTTATTTAGACATAGCCAGCAACGCTGTGCTTGAGTTGCGCCGGCTGCAATGTCGCAGACCAGTGCCTCCTGTTTTCCCTAAAACAAGGTGGGCAAAGGGTTTGCAAAAGGCTTACGCAGGCTGCCGCATCGTTGACGGCCTGTGCCCCCATCGCGGTATCCCAATCTCCTGCGGTCGCTATGTGGCCCCTGGCGTTCGCCAATGCCCCGGCCACGGGCTGGGGTGGGATGACGACGGGCGGCAAGTGCGGCTGCTTGATCTGCAGTCGTTGTTGGAAGAGGCAACCACATGAACCGCCCCACCCTCCCAGTCCTTAGCCAAGGCGTGTCAAAGCGACTAGGCCCAGCGGTAAATATCATCACTAGGTTTAACACCTTTAGGCCAAGCGCATGTTATCCATTGCGCGATGAGTTGGGCAGGGGTCGCTGGTATTATTCGAAAGAACTATTGTTCATAGGCTATCGCCACACCAGTGAAAACATTGCATGGGGTCAAGCAATCAGCAAGGAACAGGGTCTTCAGTTGCTTTTTGATGACCTTTTAGCACTGGAGTCTAAGTTGAATCATAAGCTGCCTTGGTTTCATCAGTGGCATCACTTGGTACGCGCCGCTGTAATCTCAAGAGCCTTTCATGAAGGGCACTATTTTTTTCACAGCAAAATGGGGATTGAAATGGGAAACAGCACTCGTGGCACTCTAAACGGCTCAATTCGCCCTAGTATTTGTTTAGAAGAATGTCTTTCCGCGCAGTGGGAGCGCCTTGATGACAAACAAAAGAAACTGCGCATTGCTGAGCTTGATTTAGTGTATTTAAGAGACACGCTTGTGAGGTTGAAAGAAAAAGAAAGGCTTGACGCTTCCAGGCGCTCCCGACGCAATGCGCTCTACGTCAAGCGCATTGCGTCACGCAGGCTACGTCGCAGGCTGGGAGTAGCAGTATGAACAACCCCACCCTCCGCACCCTGGCCCGCCTGCTGGCCCCGTGGCGCACGATCCGGCGGTTGGAAGACGAATTGAACGCAGCGAATAGGCTTTTGGCCGCTTATTGGAGAAATGCAGGGCGCGCCGAAGCTGCCCGCCTCCGTCTTCAGAACTGCCCCACCCACGGCCAGCAACCGCCCAACACCTGGGGGTGCCCCGAGTGCGTGCGGGAGCTGCGGCAGGAGGCCGAGCAGCTGCGGGTGGAGCGGGACGCGGCTCGGGTGCGGCTGCTGGTGATGAACCGCTGCTTTGGGGATACGGACTGCCTCTGGGCCACCGTGAACGGCATGGCAGGCCCGTTGCTGCCGCTGCCGGAGTGGCTGGCCAAGCGGGAGCAGCAGAAGGGTGACCAGGAGGCTCGCTGCTAATGGCCGCCGCTCGCGTGCTGCTCACCGTTGCGGAAGCTGCCGAAGCCCTCGGGGTTTCCGATCGGCACATCAAACGCCTCGTTGCCGAAGCCGACGCCAACCGCAAATCCCGCTGGCGCTGGGGCAGGGAGCTGATCGACTTGGCGCCCGTGGGCAGCACCAGGCGCTGCGTTCGGGTGAACGTTGCGGCGGTGGCGCCGGGGGTGGGGCAGCCCTCACCCACCCCCTAACGCCCGCTCCGCCGCCTCCGCCACCTGATGCGGCTGAATGTGAGCCCGGTAGGTCTTTGCGTGCTGCGTGGCCGTATGTCCCATCAACCTCGCGGCGGTGTAGAGGTCCAGCCGGCTGCCCCCCTCCCGCCATAGCCTCCCGCCGTAGGCGTGCCGAAGGGCATAGGGCCGCCACGGCAACCGCTGCCGCCGTAGCTCCTTCGAGAGCCACTTGCTCACCGCATCGGGACGATCGGCGCTGCCCTCCAGCCGCAACCGCAACCGCCGATCCCGCAACCCGAACCGCTCCACCCAGTCGCGGGGCAGGGGTACCACGGTCCTGAAACCCGTTTTGGTCCCATCCGCCACCTGGCAGTAATCCTGCTCGATCAGCACCGCCCCCTCGATCTCGTGGGGCCGCAGGCCGTAGGTGGCCATCATTGCCCAGTACCACCGCACCGGATCCGGCGCCCCCTCGACCCACGCGATGATCTGCTCGTCGTTGGGCACCGCCACCAACTCCGCTTGGCTGTAGGTGGGCAATGGCACCTCCGGGAACGGCACCGCCACCAACTTGGACAGGTGCCGCAGCAGGTAGTAAAGCTCCTTGTATGAGCAGGTGGCCCGGTCGTAGCGCTCCAGTGCCTTGGCCATGCTGGCGGTCGTGCAGGCGCTCCCCTGTGGAACCTGCCGCAGGCGCCCGAGGTAGTTCACCTGCCAGGTTGATTCCCCCGTTCGCCCGAGCACCACCCGCGCCCGGTAGAGCTTGGCAATGGCCTCGCGCCAGGTGATCGCTCCCGAGGCTTGGTCTAGCCAGTAGCCCCACTCAAAGGTCCCGGTGGCCAGTTGCCGCTCCAGGGTCTGGAGCTGCTTCTCGGCGGCTCGGCGGTTGATCGGCGTGTCGTCCAGCCGCAGGGCGATGCGGGCCTGCTGCAGCCCTGGCGTCCCATCACGCCGAGGCAGCCTGGCCAGCAGGTACAGCCGCCCCCGCTGGGAGTTGATCGAAGCCATCGGCGAATACGAAACGGACGGGCGGCAGACCTGGCGGTGATGCACGGGCCGTGCATAACGTACGCCTCTCCAGTCCCTTCCTGTCCCTTCCTGTAACCTAAGGCCGTGGCGCCGTTCCGCTCAAATCGCCTTCAGTAGCTGCCTTTTGACTCAAACGGTAGGCCAGCACTGCAACATACAAATCCTCGTCAATTTCGCGGATGTCGTATTTCCAGCCCAGTCACCGCAGTGTTTCTCAGCTGCAGTGCATCCAGCGTGCATCAGCCCCCCTCTAACCCTTCCTCTAGGAAACCTGCAACACCACAGCAATGAGTCGGTGCCCGTTCCCCTCGTCCCGGTTCAGGAGGCAGTGATCGCGCAGGGTGGTGAGCTTGTCTGGCGCATCTGCGCTGGGGATCTCTGCGTCGAAGCCAAGAGCGGCCCTGAGGCATGGGAGCGGCTACAGCAGCTCTGCAGGGATGCAGGGCTCATCCTGGCAACCAGGCGCCCCGCACAGCCCGCTGTAGGGGCCTCTCCACTGCCAGATCCAGGGGTTTAGCTGAACAGCCACGCCCACCCGGTCGCAGCACCTTCCACCAACCACCGAGGGTTGAAGTTGCGATAGGAGTATTTCTGCCCCTTGCCGCTGCTGCCGCCCTGGGCTGCAAAACCTCCATTCAGTAGATCACAGCTCCCGAACGGATCGTGGACGATCCAGGAATGGGCATCGAAGCCATAGACGCATAGCCAATGCCCCCCACCGCTAGGCGCACTAACCGGACCACGATGCAGGTAACCCAGTGCAGCAGGCATCCCACCGCGTATCTCCGCCTGTAGCTGCGAAGCTGAACAGTTCTTGACGAACCGTGCACGAACGCCCAGCGCCTTTAGTGCTAGCTGGTGCGTAGCTTGGTCAGTAGTGTCACCATAGCGATTGACCACCTTCAGGTAGTCGGTGTCATCATGGATGCCCTTCACCTTCAGGTACGTCAGGCACATCGCGATCGAACTCGTCTGGCACTGCCGCCAACCATTTGGTCCGTCGCTGCCGTCGCTACTGATCTGACTGAAGTACGGGAAGCCGCTTAGTGGGTTGCTGACCGGCGGCTTCAGTGGTTCCTTGGGCGGCGGGCCAGCCCTGAACAGCTCCGCAAACTCCGCAACCTGGGGCTCTGTCAGTTGCTCCTGCAGCCAGTTCCACGCCGCCTGCTGATGCGGCATAATCGGACTGGTAGTGGCCAATGCAGCCGCGTCAAGCCGGATCTTCGGGGCCATTGCTCGCTCCTTTCTGCCTCAGCTTTCCCGGCAAGCTCGGGTATACGCAAAGCGCCGTGCCTACCGCTGCAATCTCCTGGGACCTTCAGCGGGTGTTCCCCGTAGAGGGCAAACGCAACCTTGCCATCATGGGTCGCGCCTTTGACCTGCTTCCAGGTGGCACAATGTTTTCAGCTTCCTGCATCCAACGTGGAATTGTTGGGGTGACGGTCAAAATGATCAGCGGCACCAAGGCCGAGATCATCAATTTTGAGCCGGTGATCATGGCGCGAGAAGATACCGACCCCAAAGACCTAGAGGAATGGCAGGAAGAGCTGCTGGAGGCATTCCAGGCGCAACCCGCCTAGGGCTGTTGATCCTGCCCTAGCTCCTCTGGACCAGGCTTGATGCCGGGCAGTCGGGCCAGCAGGGTGCCGCCTAGACCAGCCGCCGCCAAGGCTCCGGCACCAGCAGCTTTCCAGCCTTCCAGGCAGTCAACGGCACGGGCTCGGCACACATAGATTGCCCCGCCAACCCCTCCCACCGCTGCGATTAACAGGCAAAGAGCTACGGTGCTGCTGATCAGATTTTGGGGATTCACAACTTACCCGCCCGCAAGCGTTCTTCATGGTCTTCCAGAGTGCCTTCATGCCTGGCCAGGATTTCCAGGATCTTGCCCTCAAATGTGCCAAGACCTTTGGAGATTGCCCAGAGAGCCTTCACGCCAGAGGCAGCAGTTGCTCCGCCCGTGAGAAGCAGTGCGGCTAATGCGATTGATTCAGCGATGCCCATTGCGCTGCTCTTGTGTCATGGGGTGGATAGGTTCTGCCTCAGCTTTCCCGATGCAGCACTTCAGGCGGCATGGCAGGCACCGCCGTCACCAGGTACCAGGCGGCTGGGAACAGTGCCATGTGCCAGGCGGTCATAACGCAAAGGTCGGATGGGATTAGCGTCATGGCGTTAAAGGGTAGGGGCGGCCGTTTTGTAGGGGTGGCCTGCGGAGAAGGGTGAAGGGGTGGATCATGGCTCAATACATCGAATAGTTGGCGTTGATGTTTGACTCTATTGCCGAGCGATTGGATGATTGATTGGAAGCGTAAATGATAAGCTCGGAAATCTTGCCGTCCATTGCGTATCCGCTGACTATAGGGCTCGGGTTTCCTCTGATGTCGCCAATGGACAGACCCGACAGGCCATCAGCTCCTAAAGCGCCATTAGCGTATTGACTGCCGTTAATAAAAATCGACGAAGAATTGCCGTTAAATAAAACGCTAAACAAATTGAGGTTAGTGTTATCAAGTTCAGAGGCAATTATGGAAAGTTCGTTTGCATTATTGGTGCCTGCGGTTGCTACCCAACGAAAATTAGGCGATTCTTGATTACCTTGATTGTAAAATGCGTGTCGAACACTGTTGTAAGAGTCAACAATAATGTCAGGGGCAATGAAACCAACAACATCGCGCCTTGCAACTGCAAAAACTGTTTCAGGCTGGCTTAGCGATAAAGCGCTATTGATCAGCCGGTCATTGCTTCCGTCAAAATCCAGGGTTGGCCTTGAGTTTTGCAAAACCAGCGAACCGGAGCTGACGATCTGCGGTTGGTTTGCAGTTGTCGTTTGAGTTACATTTCTGCCGTTGCCGCTTTGGTCGTACCAGGTGGACACGAAACCATTGCCTCCAGCCCCAACCCATGAAGTGAGCGTTCCATCGGCCACCTGAGTGGCGGTGAAATCGCTCTCCATGTTGTCGCTGCTACGCCGAACGCGCACCACGTTGGTAACGCCGGTGCGAAGTTGCCGCAAGCTGTAGGCGACGGCAGCGCCTGTGTAAGTGTCAAGCAGCAGGTTTGCCGCTGCTGGCGGCCTTCGCCGCTGCACAATAATCACTTGCGGCACCTCACGATTCGGCTTCCCGGCTGCAGGGCTAATCCAAGGAGGGAGACGTAATCCATCATTCTGCGATGCCATTAACCCAGCCTTCGGGGAACTCTGCAGTTGCCATCTGACCAATCACAAAATCAACAGCGCCGGTTTCACCGGCTGCTTCAATCTCGCTGTAAAGCTGCGCTAGGCGGGCATCATTGTGGAACGATGCCGCCAGTAGCGCCTCGTGCCTAGCGATCAAGCTGGTAAATTGCGCCAGGTTGTTGTTAGCGGCCACCTGCTCTTTGGCGTACTGCAGCTTTTCGGTGTAGCCATTTTCCTGCGGCCACAGTTGAGCGTTATAGCGATCGGCATAGCCCTTGGCTAGCGTCTTTAGTTCGGCCACGCTGCGGCGCTTAATGGTTTCGGTGTACTTGTATTCGCCCTTAGGGTGGCCATCAGGCACGGCTATAAACTCGCCGTGGGCGTTGCGGGCAGGGTGCAATCCCCAGCCGCTGTTTTCGCTGTCAACTACGAAAAGCTCGGGATCGTAGGGAACCGAAGTGAACGGTACCCGCTCGTAATAGTCGGCCGCTTGGTCATGCTCGCCGCCGAACAAGAACGGCCAGCGAACGCCGTTTGGGTTGCGGACCTGGCCATTGGTGACGGCAACGTAAAGCGCTACGCTCTGGCCCTCTTGGGGGCCTTCGGTGAAATACTCAACGCCGGTTGATGGGTTGATAGTGGTAGCAGTCATGGGATCAGGAGTAACGAACGGTGATGGTGAAAATGTGGCCAGATGATCCGGTGCCAACCGACACCAGATCCACCCCCAGCGTGTCCCCAGCCGCAAGGGTCAGGGAGCCGGTGAGTAGGCTGGTGGCGTCGGTCAGGATGGCCGAAGATGCCAGCGAAGCGTTAGCGCTTAGCAGGCTTGTCTTGGTGCCGCTACGGCGGGCGTAGAGCATTACCTGGCTGCTGCTGCTGCCAGTGGCACTGGGGGCCAATTCCCAGAATGCACCTATAACCGTGCAGGCACGCTGCACGGTTGTCTCGACGTAGTTGGTGGCAGCAGTTGCGGTTTCGCCCTTGTTGCTCACCATCAGCTTGATTACATCTGAAAATGCAAGGGTGGTGCCAGAAAACGACAGCGCTCCTCCTAACGTTCCTTCCTCAATAGCTCCGGTTCCTGCCGTTGTGCGAAGCAGAATGCGATTGGTGCTCATCGTCAGCCCGCTGGAGCCGATCAGCCCAGTTAGCGCCCGATTGGCAACATTGCCGACGATCTTGTTAATTGCCTGAAGGATTGAATCCGTTGCGGCAACGGTGCCCGCCTCAGCGACAAAGCCTGTCAGGGCAGACCCAATCGCTCGCGCTGCGCTAAAGAACAGGTTACCGCCGGACTCCCCGAGATCCCCGGTTCCCAGTGTGACGGCGCCAGTCTGCCCGTTGATCGAGCTGACCGGCGAAATGCCATTAGGCAGTTGAATCCAGTCAGAAAGAGTTGCGCCGTTATTGGCAACAATTACCCATTCTGTACTGGAGTCAGTACGGATACACCAGTCGCCGCCTTGCCCGCGCAGCGCAAGCATTGCGGTCTGATTTGCCGCCTGCCCTAGATACTCAACGATGGCAACACTGGGGATCTGGCTGGTGGGCACCAGGCCGCCAACAAGATCGGCCTTGCTCGCCAACCCGGAAGACAGCGCCGCAGGCTGCACCGCCGTGCCAGCCAGAGCACCCTGCGCGGCCGAAGCGAAATCAGTCGTAGCCGACTGCGCCGCAGTGCCCAGCCCCAAGCTGGCGCGACCTACCGCAGCATTAAGGCCCGTGCTGGAGCCATCCCAGTACAGCCGCTCGCTATAAGCGGTGTCCCACAACCCTTGCCGAGTATTGGTCGGCAGTGAATAGCCCGTTGCATACGTCACCACTAGTGAGGCTGTGGTGTTCCCTCCAACCGAGAACCCTGTAGGCATCGTCAGCGACGGATACCCACCGCCGCTGCTGCTGCCGCCTGCTGCAACCAAGCTTCCGTCAACTAGCGACAGATTGGTGCCCAGCAGCACCGTCGTGAGCTGTCCATTGGCCCCTACCAGCACCAGGCTGCCAACAGCCGATGACATGCCTCCAAGCGTCAGTCCAGCAAACGTGGGCGAACTGGTGCTGCTCAGCCCCTGCGGCAGCCCCACCTGATCAGGCGTGACCAGTTCGTAGGCGTAGGCCGTGCTGCCCGCCTTCCGCACGTACTTCCCGGCATCGGCAGTGCCCGCAGGTAAGCCGATCCCAGGCGGCCCGGTGCCGGTTGTGACCCGGATAACGGTTGGGCAGCTCATGCTGGATCCCTCCTGGCGGGGCGAACTGCAATCGTTACCGGCCGGTATATCAGGTGATGATCATCGGCCTGGATATTGCCGGGGGCAATCATCAAAACATTAAGGAACCACGCCTTAGAAACCTTGAGGCTATTGATTATGGCTTCAGGGGCAATGACTCGGATTGTTCCAGCAATAGCATCTACAATAGTGGTGAGACTGTAAACGGCGCGTCCTTTTTCGTCAGACAAGACTGCATTTACATCCCAACCAGGAAATGGCCACGCCTGCTGGCCGTTGAACAACTCAATCAGCACGGCGCCATCAAGGCCCTGCTCCCATGTGATCACTTCGCCCTCGTCCCAGGCCATCGGTCAACCTCGCTGCCTTAGCTTTCCGTCCACGCCTCGTTTTTCTCCGTCGCTGGGTCATCAGCCGCAAACTTTCCGCCCTTCACCCGTGCCCGCTTGCGCTTGGGCATCGGGCAAGCAGGCTCTGCAGGGGTCTCTTGGCGTTCGGGCTCCGCAGCAGGCTCCTGTTGCAGTTGCTCAGCATTCATGCCGTAACCAATCGGGAAATTCATAAGGCTCCAAAGCGGAAAGGGGCCCCGAAAGGCCCCGAGAAAAAACCAACTACCTAGAGGCTCAGTCGCTAGGAACCAGGGCCACCGTGTTGGTGCCAACCGGCACAGCCGCACCGTTGGTCACGGTGCCAGTCGCCGAGGCGCTGGTGATGTTGCTCTGCACCGAGGCGTAGCTGAACGTGGTAGAGGTCACCGCCGTGATAGCGAAGGTGCCGTTCACCAGCGGGTTCGAGCAACCCACGGTGACGATCTCTCCCACCAGCATGGTGTGAGCAGCCGACAGGGTGATGGTCGCCACGTTGGTGGTGAGCGCCACGTTGCTGATGCTCAGCGTGCCGGTGCCAGGGCGAAGCCGAACAGCAGCCACCCGCACATCACCGCTTACCGAACCGGCAACCCGGACGGCCTCGCGCACTTCCTTGCCGGTCACTCCCACCTCGTTGATCACGCCAGGGCTGGCGGTAACCACAGCGATGTTTGCGTAGGTGGAAGCAGAGCTAAGGGCAGCACCCTCAGCAACATGGGCAGCCTGCAGGATGTAGCCGCCAGCGGAATTGCTGGAGCCACCGGCAACGATGAACTTCAGGTCATCGTAGGCAGCCAGGTTGGTTTGAAGCAGACGGGCAGCACCAGTGCGGGTTTCAGCAGCGCGGCCACGGGCACCGGCTTTGACAGCACCGAGCAGGATGGTTTCAGCATCCAGTTGATAGCCCCGCCGAGGGGCAAGACCAGTAGAACGAGCCATGAATCAGTACCTCAGGGAATGAATTGATAAAGCGATGATCAGGCGGTCACCGCAGCATCGGTGATTCCGTAGGCGCGAGCGGCCGAACGACCGTTCATGATGGCCATACCGATCGACCAGTCGATCCGGGTGCGATCAACCGGGGCTTCGGCGATTTCACCGAACTCCCGAATGTCGATCCCGTAACCGTTGGCAGCAGGGCCTTGGATGCCGGTGGTCTGCAGATCGCCAAACGCCACGCAGTAGATACTGGTGGTGCTGGAGGCTTCGGTGAAACCTTGGATCTGCACGTTTTGGGCGTTGGTGTCCGTTACCACGATGCGGGCATCGTTGTACATGGTCACCCGACGACCGAACGCATCCTGCTCGTAGGACATGAAGCCACCGATGGTGGTATTGCGGCTGGCAGCCGAAAGGCGCCGACGCATCTTCTTGTTCATCAGCAGGATCTTGTTGTCGCCATCCACCGCGTCGATCAACTCATCGAGAGCCGTGAGCGACAGGGCGCCGTTCACGTTGACAGCTTGGGAGCTGCCGACGTTGATGCGGGTCTTCAGGCCATCAAAAGCACGGACATCAACCGACTCATCGCCGTTGATTACCTGCTCCTCAAACGTTAGGCGCAGCGAGCGCACCTTCATTTGAATCTGCTCGGCCTTGGCTTGGGGCCCGTAGTTCTTGATGCGCTGAATGTCAACGTCGATGTCGCCACCGAAGAACTTCAGGCGCTCATACTGGGGGTTGATGACGCCATAGGACTCGTCGTAGGTCTCGTTGTACCCACGGAAGCCAACAGCGGGAAGCTCGGCTTCCACGGCATAGTCCAGACCGCCCTGCACGTTGCGGAACGGCATGATGCTGATCA